GAATTGGTTGACATCTATGAAGAAACTATTTTAGAAATAAATTCCGATCTTTATGTTCCAGATGAAGTTTGGGAACCCGAATATTTGGGTGATAGATAATTTAATAAGTGGGACTCAGCCACGTTAAAAAGGGAGCATGGTGGTTACTGGGTTTCTACCGAATTTGAAACCCTGGCAACAGTTTTTTGAAAATAGGTTAGGTTACAAATCAGCAATCTCAAGAGAGTTCTGAACCCGATAGGTCGTTAAATAAGTAAGCTAGTTGACCAAGAGCCGAGGGGAGATTTAAGGAAGTTGGTAACTTCTATTCCGACAAAGAGAAAATCCATACAAACTGGTCGTTGAATTGAGAGATAATCTGAGGGAATTGAGATGTACATCGTAGCTCGGTCACTACTCTCTCTTCCCCCTAACTATTAAATTTTTATTTAGTTTTTTGAAAATTTGGAGTTTTGGAAAAGTGCAGAGAGTTATAAACTCTGTATGGAATTGACCGAACAATGGGTATCCTTTAGAAGCCCATAAGGTAGTCCAAGGCAAACTTGTGGTGAGTTTAGATGTGGTGAAATTCTATATCTATACCGAGACATCGGTTGTCTAATGTACTTTCTGAATATATAAAGAAGCGATTCTTTAGACCTTGTTGTAGGTAAGGGTAAAACTGAAATCCTACTTTCATGACCGAATTAATCTAAACTCAGAGAGATAAGGTAATGGCACAGAGGTTGTACTCACTTCAATGGGATTAACCATCTTGAGAAGAATCACCATAACTGGTGGGTGTTAGGTACAAGGGCAATAAAATCTGAGCAGAGAGTTGTAGGTAATCGCAAGTCCTACATTCCCCCAAATTTCCAAATTTTAACGATTTAAAATTTCTACTTATTAATAAGAAAAGGAATATGATTATGACAAATAATAATAATAAACTTATAGCATACGTGCTTTTGGTTATAGTAATAAATGGGTTTTTTTCTATTAACATAATAGAAAAAAATAAGCAATTTTATAATTCTCAACTAGATAATCAAACAGTTGTTATTGAAACTTTAAGATCAGAATTAAAAGAATTTTATAAATATGGCGTAGAGGTTGATGTAACAATGTACAGACCAACGAGGCGTGAAACAGATAGTACACCAAATATTACAGCAGATGGAACTCGTATTAGTATTAGTAAAGCAAGTGATTATAGATTTGTGGCATTATCTCGTAATCTTTTAAAAAGGTGGGGTGGACCATTTGACTATGGAGATTTCATTCTTATTAAAGGAACACCAAATGGGCATAAAGATGGTGTGTATAATGTACGAGATACGATGAATCCAAAGTATGTTAATTATGTTGACATATTAGAATCTACAGATGTTAAACCTTACAAGTATACAAATGTACATCTTTATAAGATGAATTGGCCAACTAATTTAATAAACATAAATAGTAATGAATAAAAAAATACTTGACTAACAATGAATTTATTGTTATATTATACTGGATGTCAAATAGGTTATCGTTCTATAAAAGAATTGAATCTCGAATTCGAGATTCTAATGGGGGGCATGGTTCTTTCTTCCTTTCTTCCGTGCCCCAATAATTAATAAATCATAAGAGGTAAATTGTGAAAAAAATAAATATAGATATGTCTCAATTTGAGCTTAGTAAAGATGATATAAAACAAATGAGATCGATTGATAAAAAAACATTATCAAGTCCTAATTATAAAAAAAATAAACGAGTTAATCTTGAGTATTATGCTGAAGATGAATTGGAAGATGTTGGAACTGATGATTATTCTGATTGTGACGGTAGGGAAGAATTAGAAACACTCGGCGATGCTGGAATGGATATTTATTAATGAACAAAACATATACCATCAAAGAATTTGTATCTGTGGATACACTTGAGCACGTTGGTGAGAAAGTAATTGATTGGTGTATGAATAAATTTGGATTAAGTAAGTATTATGATCATTATCCATATATAGAAATTGACATGGATGAAATTGATTTAATGGGTGAATTTGTCGGTGATAATAATGAAATTATTATTTATCCAAATGCCATGGAAAACATAGATGATTTTGTTTCTACACTTATTCATGAATATACTCATTACTTACAAAGACCGTCTTGGTATACTCGTTATCTAAATAATTTAACATTAAATGAAGCAATCAAAAACAAACATCCATATGAAATAGAAGCAGATGAAGTTGCTATTAATAATTGGAAACAATGTAAAAAAGAGGTATTAAATGAAACAAATAATTAAAGATGTGTTAGATGATATATCCAATAGTCAAATCAATTTAGCATCTGCAGCTGCAAGAAACATGGTTTCAGGTTTAATTTCTGCTGCATTAAAAACTAAAGGTTCTTACAAAGAATATACCAAATATGAATTGGATGAACAAGAGGCTCGAAAGGATTGGGTATGTTCTATATGTGGCAAAAGTACTTTTGACGTGGGTGTTGATTACATTGGTTCGGGTACTAATCATTTGGGTTGTGAGTTAGAAATAGAAATGGGAAATAAAAATGATGATAGTGATATCCCAGAAGGAATAAAAAGAGCCAAAGAACACGAGATAAAGGTCTTTGATGATAACGACGCAGATGTAGAGTTGCGAAATAAAATATTTGATTTACAAAAACATAATTTTTGGCATAAAAAATAAAATAATTAAACATAAATGATAATTGATTTTTTAATGGGAAAACTATTTATGGATATATGGAAATCAATAAAAATCAAATTGTCAATATATTAAATAGACTTGATGATTTAGAAATTGAACAACAAAAAAATAAAGAATTTTTTACTATGGTAAAAAATAGGTTATTGGAATTAAATGTTTGTGTAAATGGCATATTAGATATTATTTCTTATGAAGATGATACTTTATATAAAAATAAAATGGACCAATATGAAAATATAAAATTGCTATTTATTGAAGAATTAAATAAACACGAAGATAAATTTGATGATGATGAATGGAAACAATTGATGAATCAAATTATTGGCGAGTGTTAATTGCTACATTTAATAACAACTATTTTACTTGGAATTATTGCATCATCTTTTGGTGTGGTAATTTTTTATGCACTAAAACGAATTAACCAATATGAATTAATAATTTTAAATATAAATACTACAATTGAATTAATAAAACATCAACTTAAAATGATAGATGACAGTGGCCACTTCGAAGCCGATGATGAAGTTGGTTTCTTTTTTGACGAATTGAAACAACTGGGTGACGAACTTGACCAATTATTTGAAATAACAGGAGAAGTTGATGATGAAAAGAAAGAGAAAAAAGAAGAGTAAAATATACTTTGGTTCTGAAACGCACAACGCAATTATAGAATATAATCATTCAGAAGATATTGCTTTCAGACATAAAATATACACCGAAATAATCCACCCTGCGTTTTTAAAGTTAGTTGAAAATATAATCAATACGTATAAATTTTCGTATTTTGATTATTCATTTGGAGACTTACAAAATGAAGTAGTATCGAATTTAGTAATAAACATACATAAGTTCGATGAAACTAAAGGTAGTAAAGCTTTTAGTTATTTTTCTGTAGTAGCTAAAAATTATTTGATTCTTAATAATAATGCTAATTACAAAAAAATGAAAAGTCATGATGACATTGATTCTCTTTATGATACAGGAGTAATTGATAAAAATATTGAACAATCTGTATCGACTGATATATTTGAAAAGACTATAAGTTATTTTGATAAGGAATTAGAAAATTTATTTCTAAAAGAAAATGATAGAAAAATTGCTGAATCAATATTATATTTGTGTAAAAACAAAGATTCAATTGATAACTTTAATAAAAAAGCAATTTATATTATGATACGTGAAATGACTGATGTTAAAACTTCTAAAATAACTCAAATATCAAATGTATTTCGCAAAATTTATCCTAAACTTCAAGAAGAAGTATTAAAATACGGTCATATAGAAAATTTTAACCTTTCTGGTTCATTATAACTTTCTATACATTCTATATTTATTATTAGAATGTCATGGAAAAAGATTTTAAAATATTCGACGATAAGAACTTCTCTGATTTATCCAAAGAGATATACGAGAATTCTAAATTAAAAAAGACTCAAATTGACCTTTTTATCCAAGAGGTGCATGGCTACATACAATCTATAGAAGATGTTGCTATTGTAGGTCCAGTTTTAAAAGAATTATTTGATGTTGCAGTAAAGAACGATGATAATTTATTAAAGTTGGCTACAGTAATCCAACGGATTATGAATAAACATATAGATTTTACTGATGATACTTCCTTGTTATCAGATGCAGAAAAACAAGAATTAATAGATACTTTAGAAGAAGCTGCTGCTTCACTTCAAGATAAATCAGATAAAATAGAAATGAATAAAATTAGAAAAAGGATAGAAAGTTAATGGCTAATGGTAATGGAATATTACGGAAAGATTATAAAAATGATTATGGTATAAGACCAGATTCTATAACATTTCCGGAATTAGAATTTCATCTTGGACATGTTGAAAGAGTTTTTACGACTAGAAGTGATGTTACAAAATATGTTGGTGATAAAAGTAATGTACCAACTGATTCTAGTCAAGTTGTTATAATTACCCCTTCTAAATCTGAATTGGGGTACTCGAAAGGCAAATTTCCAGCTCGACCTTTATTGAGAGGTATAAATGATTCAATTGCAAGAGGTGATGCTGTTTTATTTACTGATGTTGAAGGTACTATTTTTTATTTAGGTCCATTAAATATATCTAATAATCCAAATTATACTCCTGATAATACCAAAAATAGAACTAATAAAACAACTGATGATGCTAATGGTTATAGTAAACTTTTCCCTAGCCTTTATGTATCTAAATTAATTAAAGCAAGAAGTGATTTAGATTTCCCAGGTCAGAAAAATATTCCATACGATGCTGATGGTGTTTTGGATTCTAAATATAGTGATTTGGTTTTAGAAGGAAGACATAGAAATTCAATACGTATTGGTTCTAGATCAAAATTTCCATTAATAACGATATCAAATAATAGAACGAATATATCTAGTTTTGAA